CTAAAATCATGCGCGGGATGAAGGTTAATGTGTTCATTTCGATAACTCCTTATTAAGCAAGAATTCAATCACCTGCCTATGCGTCATGCCTTTCAGCGCGGCGATGGACAGGAGCTGGTGTTTGGCTCCCGGGCTGATGGCCAGGCGCAGATCGCATAATCCTTCTGCTCTGGCCTTGGCCCGGTGTGCTGCTTGGCGTTGCGCTGGCGTGCTCGTCAAAGGATTGCCCAGGCAAGAACGCCGAAAGAAAGCCAGAAGGCTGCAAGAGATGCAAGAACTGCTATCCATATCGTGCGTCTGCTCATGGTGGTCTCCTTTTGGTACATGTGCTCAGTATAATAGTTATTGCGTAACAGTCAAGGGGTAACCATGCCAATCCATGAATGCAAGCTACCAGACGGTGGGAAGGGCTTTGCGTGGGGATCTGGCACTTGCTATGCCGACCGCAAAGACGCCGAGAAGCAGGCTGAGGCGGCATATTCCAACGGCTACACTGGCGATGAGGCTGGGAAGTTTACCGGAACCGAGCGCCGCGAAGCCGATAAGGATCATGCCAAGCGCGAAGATATGCCAGGCGAGGCGTTCCTTGAGCCCGGAAGCCGCAAGTACCCGGTAAAAGTCAAGCGCGATGGCCAGTGGAAATATGACCGCGACCTGCTTCTGGCTGCCGAGAGAGACGCCGAAAGGTTCGGCCATCATGATCTGGCTGAGCGTGCCAAGGCTATCCGCAAGCGCGAGTTTGGGATGGCCAGTGATGCGCTCACTCTAGCCATCGACCGCTCAATGCGCACCACGGACGCGGTAGGCCGGCTGCATATCGCGGTATCGAACATCAGCAAGGCTATGGTCTGCCCATACCATGCAACCGAGATTCCGGACAGTGTGGCGCTTGGCCTTGACCAAGACCGCGTTTATTACCTCTTGCGTGATCCCGCTGAATTAGAGCGTGCGGCACCCACAGCAAACAACATCCAACTGCTCTACCGGCATATCGCGGTCAGCGCCAGCGCCCCGCAGAAGGATGACACGGTAGGCAGCACAGGCACCGATGCCGAGTTCGTAGCCCCCTACCTGCGCAACAGTCTGGTCGTCTGGGACGCCGTGGCTATTGCGGGGATTGAATCTCGCGAACAGTGCGAACTGTCCTGCGGGTATGCCTACGAGCCGGATATGACGCCGGGTGTCTATGAGGGCGTTCCTTACGATGGCGTCATGCGCAACCTGGTATTCAACCATGTGGCTTTAGTCGAAGTAGGCCGCGCCGGGCCTGATGTAGTGGTCGGCGACTCCAATCCTTTTATCAACCATGAGGTAGCAAAAATGAAAGCATCGGGCAAAACAATCGCCGTGCGAGCCGCACTGAAAGCGCATTTGCGCCCGTTGCTGGCTCAGGACTGCAAGCTGGATATCAATCACATTGTCGGCAACATCCGCACGGAAACCCTGGCGATGGATGCCCTCCGTATCTCCCGCGCAATCAGCAAGCAGGCGACGTATGCGGCTGATGCCAAGGCCAAAGACGAGGACGTTGAGGACTTGGTAAAAAAAGCCGCTGAGGACGAGTCCGAAGAGGAAGCGCACAAGGACGATGTTGAGGGCGGCGAGAAGGCCAACAAGAAGCTCGACGACGAAGATCCTCAGCGTGAAGGCGAGTCGGATGAAGACTACGCCAAACGCAAAAAAGGTGCCGCTGACAAGCGGGCCAAGGATGAGGAAGAAGCCAAGGCCAAGGAAGACGAAAAGGAAGGCGGACGCAAGGCTAACGAAAAGCTCGACGAAGAGCGTAAGGATGCCCACGACGCTGCTCTTGAGCGCCGGACCGTTGACCGCATGAACGCCATCTTTGAAGCCAAAGAAGCCGTTATGCCGCTCGTCGGCAAGCTGGGGGCTTTCGATAGTGCCGAGGCCGTGTATCGCTTCGCGCTCGATCATCTTGGTGTAGATACCAAGGGTGTTCACCCGTCCGCGTTCCGTCCGCTGGTTCAGGCCCACATGGCGCTCGCCGCCAAGCCGAAAATGGCAAACGACAGCGCAGGCTCCGCCGACTTCGTGGCGCAGTTCCCCGGCGCTGCAAAATTGAAGAGGATTTAATCGATGGCTGCTAATCAGTTTCAGACACGCATGAACATCCTTCCCCCGGTTGCGGTTGCCGGGGACTTCGCTTCCCAGAACCCCCGTGCCGCTTGCCTGTCTGCGAGCGGTTTCGCGTATGTCGCCGGACCCAATGGCGTACTTGTCGGCAGCTTCGTGTGGGCTGATTCGACGGATACCCTCCTGAGCAATAGTGGGACCGGCGCCCCGCGCGGCTTCATTGCCCGCGAACAGCAGGCGATGTTGGAGCAGTATCTGCAATCAAATAGTATGATTATCCCAGCTGGGTTCCCGGCTATCCCGTACAACCAGGGCGACTACTGGGGCTTGACCAATAGCCCCGCGACCGTGGGGCAGAAGGTGTTCGCCTCTTTGGCGGATGGCTCCATCTCCACCGCCGCCGCTGGCTCGACGATTGCCGCAGCCACATCCACGGCATCCTCGATCGCGGGCGACGTGCTGACCATCGGAGGCACCCTGACCGGCACCTTCGTGGTGGGCCAGATGATTACCGGCACAGGCATCCCTGCTGACACGTACATCACGGCTCTGGGCACAGGTACGGGCGGCGCAGGCACCTACACCATCAACACCAGCCTGACCATAGCAAGTGAAGCAATTAACGGCGGTGTGTCGGTTGAGACCCCGTTCCACGTCAACAGCAATGAGCCCGCCGGTGCGCTCATCAAAATGTCCACCTGGGGCTAAGGGGTAATCAATGAAACACATCAATCATCGTGAGTTTGAAAAGCGCGGCATCGTGCTGGACGGCTGCAAGGGCATTATGGAGCCACAGGACCTTGCCATGGATTACGGCATGGCCATGGACGCCCAGTCCCCCTTGGTGACTCAGAGCAACAGCGGTATTCCCGCGTTCCTGACCACCTGGATCGACCCGGACGTTATCAGTGTCGTCATGACCCCCAACAAGGCCGCCAAGATCATTGGCGAAGGCAAGAAAGGCGACTGGACCACCCAGACCGCCATGTTCCCGCTCGTTGAAGATACCGGCGAAGTGGCCAGTTATGGCGACTTCTCCGAAAACGGCGTCGTGGGCGCAAACGCTAACTGGGTGAACCGCCAGAGCTATATGTTCCAGACGGTCACCAGTTGGGGCGAGATGATGCTGGCCCGTATGGCCGAAGCGCGGATCGCATGGGCGCAGCAGTTGAACCTGGCGAGCGTGAAGCTGCTCGACAAGTTCCAGAACCAGTCCTACTTCTTCGGCGTGGCTGGGCTGCTGAACTACGGACTGCTGAACGACCCCTCGCTGAGCGCGCCCATCACCCCGGCCACGAAAGCCGCTGGAGGCACCACCTGGGCCGCTGCCACTTCTGCCGAGATTTACACCGACATCGTGAGCCTGTACGGACAACTGGTCAGCCAGACCAACGGCGTGTTTGACCGCGAAGTCAAAATGGTGCTGGCGATGACGCCTGAAGTCGAGGTCAACCTGACCAAGACCAACCAGTACAACGTCAATGTCACCGACCAGATCAAAAAGAACTTCCCGAACCTGCGCATCGAAACCGCCGTGCAGTATGCAGTCACCGGCGGAAATCTTGTGCAGATGATCGCGGAAGATTTGGACGGCCAAGACACCGGCAGTTGCGCCTTTAACGAGAAACTCCGCGCCCATCCGGTCGTGGTCGGAATCTCCAACTTCAAGCAGAAAAAGACCAGCGGAACATGGGGTTGCATCATCAAGCAGCCCTTGTGCATCGCCGGAATGCTTGGTGTCTAAAGTTCTGCTATAATGTAAAAACGGCTAGGGGGATACCCCGAAAGGCAAGATTGACCTCTTGCTTGCCGCATCCACAATAGGTCTCCTCTAGTCAAGGTGAAGCATGAAAAAATGCAGCAAATGCGGTGAAGAAAAGGAATTAAAAAACTATAGTATCAACAATAAATCGAAGGACGGCCTTTGTATTTATTGTAAATCTTGTGTAAGCGAAAGAGGCAAAATATACAGATCGTCAAATAAAGAAAAAATTAGGATTCAACAACGTTGCTGGGAACAATCAAACCCAGAAAAAAGAAGGGAAAAAAACAAAAGGTGGCGCGACAAAGATTTGCAAGGGCAGTCCGAAAGGGCTAGGAGTTGGCAACTTGCAAACAAGGAACGTGATCGCGTAACAAAAGATATTTGGAAATCTAACAACAAACAAAAAATATTGGCATTGAAGAGAGAAGACTACAAAAGGCACAGAGTCACTCAGTTAGCTACAGTGAAAGTGTGGAGGGATTCGAATCGGGCTGCATGCGCTAGCTACAGTGGAGCAAAAAGAGCAAGGAAGCGAAACGCCAACCCATCATGGGCCAGCGCAGAAATCATTAAAACCATATACCATCAGGCTCGTGTTTTGACTGAGACTACTGGAATTGTCCACCACGTGGATCATATAATTCCGCTTGCTCATAAGTTGGTGTGTGGCCTGCACGTTGAGCATAATTTGCAAATTTTGTTATCCTCTGAAAACATGGAAAAACACAATACATTTTTCGTTGAATAAGGATATTTATGGGTACAACTATCGTGGTTTGCTGCAAGCTCCCGAATGGGCTCATCATCGAGCACATGGGCAAAACCCATACGCTCAAAGGCTCCAACTCCACCGAGATCGTGGGCGGACACGGGCTGACCGTGATCGACAAGGAACTGTGGGACGCGTGGTATGACAAGCACAAAGATTATCAGCCGGTAAAGCAGGGCCTGATCTTTGCGCATGAAAAGCTGGATAGTGCGCAATCCATCGCCAAAGAACGGGCGAAGAACAAATCCGGCTTTGAAGGCTTAGACCCTGACAAGCCTGGTGCTGGACTCTCCAAAATGACGGACAAGGATTAATTCATGGCCGCGCAAGTGGTGGCCTTTAATCAGGCGATGTTCGTTGCGCGGTATCCTGAATTTGCCACCGTCCCTACTCCTACGCTTGCAGCATATTTTGCTGAGGCGGGGATCTATTGCAACAACTCAGCGACCTCCCGCGTGACCGACCAGTCTCCGGGCGGCCTGCTGAATATGCTGCTCAACATGCTCACGGCGCACATCGCAGCCCTCAATTATGGCGTCAACGGCGAAGCGCCAAGCCCGTTGGTAGGGCGCATCGATGATGCCAGCCAGGGCAGCGTCCACGTCCATGCGGATATGGGCGCCGTGCCCAATACGGAGGCGTGGTTCGCGCAGACCAAGTACGGCATTGCCTACTGGCAGGCGACAACGCCTTACCGCACGTTCCGGTACTTCCCGGGGCGCAGCGTTGCGCAGACCTTCCCAAGCCGTGGCGGATGGCCTCAATAAAGCTAAAGGGCGGTGATCTGATCGCTCGCAAGTTGGGTGAGATCGCTAAGAAGGTGGCCAGCGGGCATGAGGTATCGGTCGGCTTTCCGTCTGATGCCAAGTATCCAGACGGCACATCGGTCGCCATGGTGGCCGCGATTCACAACTTCGGTGCCCCCGCTGCTGGCATCCCGCCGCGCCCGTTCTTTTCACGCATGATCGAGGAGCACAAGGCCGAGTGGGGGCCAAAGCTGGGCCATGCCATCAAGACGCTGCAATGGAGCGGTAAGCAGGCGCTTGGTGCGTTGGGGAATGACATTGCGGGCGACTTGCGCGAGTCGATCCTCAACGGCGGCTGGCAGGACCTGAGCGAGATAACCCTCATGCTCAGGACCATGCGCAGCGATGACCAGAGGTTGAAAGTCACCGGCAAGACCGTGGGGCAAGCTGCTGCATTGATCGCGGCAGGAGCCAAGCACAAGCGCACGAAGACGGGGTCGGCCCCTTTGATCGACACTGGCTACATGCTCAACAGCATTTCGTACACCATCGACGGCGGAGAGGAGCGCGAATGAACCTCAATGGCCTCGTCGCTGGCATAGTGGGCACAGTTAACCCGCAGGTCAGCATCACCGTGCAGGCATCCAGCGGGTACACCACCAACCCGGACGGGATGCAGGTGCCGACCTACATCAACAGCACGGCAACCGGGCAGGTGCAGCCGCTGGGACCGCAGGATTTGCGCCGTTTGGACGGGCTGAATATCCAGGGGGTGACCGCCAAAGTTTACCTGAATGGCGACTTTGAAGGGGTCTTCCGAGTTCTCGGAAAGGGCGGCGACCTGCTGACTTTTAATGGCCAGACATACCTCGTAACCGCAGTGCTTGAGCGCTGGCCGGACTGGACCTGTGTCGGCGTTACCATGCAATTAGGAGCTTAAATGAGCATCGACTTTAATCCAGTTACACCGATTGGACCATTGTTGCCAGCACCATGCACTCTGGTTTATGGCACCGCATCGGCTGTCGGCGCATCCACCATCGGCACGCCGCCCGCCAATAAGTATTTGCGCAAACTGGTCCTGTCAGTCACCGAAAATGCCACATTGGCGGCTGCTGGTGAAAATGTCATCAGCGTGCTTCTGGACGGGGTTACGGTATTTACGGATCAGGTATTCATCCCCGCAACCGCGCTCGCTACCACTGGAGCCCTGTACACCCGCGACCTGGACTTTATTGCTGTGGCTTTCAATTCCGGCAGTGCTGGCACGCTGACCGTCAATATCGGCACGGCGCTAGCTACCGGCTCGCTGGTCGTTAACGGCTACTTCGATTGATGGCCGACATCCTCCCCAGTGTCAATGAACTCGACATCTTCACGACGCTCCGGGCCTTCATCCTCACGCTGGTAGGGTGCGAGGTGATTCGCGGCCAGGTCAACCGCGTGGCCATGCCGGTGGGAGACTTTATCGCGCTTACGCCCATTTCCCAGGTTCCCCTGGAAACGAATACCGACACATATACCACCACCTCCAAGAGCGTCGAGCGCCCAATCCGCTACACGATCCAGGTCGACTGTTACGGCGTACTGGCTGGCGACCGGGCTTCAACGATTGCCGCCATGCTTCGCGACAACTACGCAGTGGACCAGTTTGCCCTCTTGGGCTTCGACATGGCCCCGCTCTATGCCGAGGACGCGCATCAGATGCCCTTGGTGGATGGCGAGGATCAGTACACGGAGCGCTGGACCTTTATCGCCGCCTTGCAAATCAACCCGGTCATTACCGTGCCGGAATCCACGGCAGGAACACTGACCGCTGGAATCATCAACGTAGACGCAACATATCCCGCTTAATCACCGTCCGGCTTGCCCGACTATGGAGTAAAAGATGACCGTTTCCGCTTCTCGCTTTGTGTCAGGCAATCCTGGCGTTATCGGTGCAGGTGGCGCAGCGCTGGATATGACCGGCTTGCTCATTACTGGCAACCCGATGATTCCCATTGGGGCCGTGCCATCCTTCCCGACTTCTGCCGCAGTGGACGCATTCTTCGGCGCTGCATCCAATGAAGCATTGATGGCCGCTATCTACTTCCAGGGCTACGACATCGCCACCGTAACGCCAGGCGCCCTCCTGTTCGCTCAGTTCAATGCGGCCCCGGTTGGCGCATATTTACGCGGCGCATCGCTGGCCGGGGTCTCGCTGACCACCTTGCAGACCTATACCGGCACACTGACGATCACAGTCAACGGCACGGCACTGACCTCCGCTTCCATCAGCCTGGCCACCGCTACCAGCTTCTCTGACGCGGCAACGCTCATCGCCGCCGGGTTCACATCGCCGCCTTTCGGTGTGACCTACAACAGCCAGCTCAACGCATTTGTGTTTACCACGACCGCGACGGGCGCTACCGAGACCATCACCTATGCGTCAGGCACATTGGCACCTGATCTGCTGCTGGAGCAGTCCAATGGTGCCGTGCTGAGTCAGGGTGCAGCCGCACAGACTCCTGCTGGACTCATGAATCAGGTGGTCACGGTTACGCAGAACTGGGGCGCGTTCTCCACCGCGTATGACGACACGGAAGCTAACAAGGTGGCCTACGCGGCATGGAACAGCAGCCAGAACAACCGGTATGCGTTCGTCAACTGGACCACCAATGGTGCGGCCAAGATCACCCCTGACACCACGACCGCGCTGTCCACCATCCTCACCAATGGCTACGGCGGCATCGTTGGCGTGTACTGCGACCCCATCCTTGATCCGACCGGCTTAGCGGCTGCGGGCGTGCTGGGTTTCATCGCCGCGCTCAACTGGTCGCAGACCAATGGCCGCGCCACTCTGGCCTATAAATACACCCCAGGAATCCCCGCCAGCATCCTCAACGATACCGACCTTGCCAATCTGGCCGCCAATGGGTACAGCGGGATGGCTTCTGTGGCTACCGCGAACCAGGGGTTCACCTTCTGGGCAAACGGCTTTGTGACCGGCGTTTTCAAATGGCTGGATACTTATGTCAACCAGATATACCTCAACAGCCAGCTTCAGTTGGCGCTGCTGGAACTGGAAACTGGTGCCCCCGCTATCCCGTACAACCCGCGTGGCTACTCACTGATTCATGCCGCCTGCATGGACCCCATTGACCAAATGCTGAACTTCGGCGGCATCGAACCCGGCGTGAACCTCTCGGCCTTGCAGGTGGCCGAGGTCAACAACGCGGCAGGCGTCAAAATCGATACGGTGCTGTCCTCACGCGGCTGGTATTTGCAAATCCAGGCTGCCACGGCGCAGGTGCGCGGGGTGCGCGGATCGCCGCCAATTTCCTTGTGGTACATGGATGGGGGCAGCGTCCAGTCCATTAACTTCTCTTCTGTCGCCGTCCTCTAAGGGAGCATCAACATGGCAACTTTAACCACTGCAAGCTCCGCCCTCTCGATGGTGGTGGCCAACCTGTTCCCTGTGCCCGTGCCCATTTCCGGGTACGCGGCAGACGATGCTTTCATGACTGGCGATGTGGAGTCCGCAGAAACCTACATGGGTGTCGATGGCATCCTGTCTGGCGGCTATACACCCTACCCGGTGGACTTCGATATCACCTTGCAGGCTGATAGCGCCAGCAATAGTTTCTTCGACGCATGGGTGGCCGCTGAGGCCCAGGCACGCGAGAAGTACCTGTGTAGCGCTACCATCCTGATCCAGGGCACAGGGGCGCTGTATCAGCTTTCGCGCGGCTTCCTCAAATCACCTTCTATCATGCCGGAAGCCAAGAAGGTTTTGCAGCCCCGGAAGTACAAGATCGTGTTCAACACCTGCTCATTGGCCCCGGTGTAACCCATGCGTAAAACGACGCGGGTTACGATTGAAAAAGAAGGGCGCGACAAGGGAAAAGTCTTTGAGCTGACAGAGATGCCAGCTTTCCAGGCTGAGCGGTGGGCTAACCGTTTGATTTTCGCCATCATGAATGCCGGGGTAGATATCCCTCAAGAAATGATGACCGGGGGCATGGCAGCCATTGCGTCCGCTGGGCCGGTGTTCATGGAGACGGTCATGCATGCCCTGTCGCAGGTGCCCTATGACGTGGCCGAACCTCTGATCGATGAACTTATGACTTGCGTCCAGATTGTGCCGGACCCGTCCAAGCAGATCGTGCGGGCGCTCAACATGGACGCTTCCGACATCGAAGAGCTGAGCACCA